TTATTAACATTGATTGTATTATTCGTATTTGTAATGATTTGGTTTGACTTATTAGAATCCACCAATTTTGTAATAATATCATTTTGTTCTCTAAATTGTTCTATAAAAAAATTACGCAAATCCTTGTTCTCCAATAATAGCTTATTAACAATATCGAGGTATTTTTCGGGTTCTTCTCGTTTGTTTTCTTCTATATAGACCTCGTTTAAATCTTTATCATCATTTTGTTTCAAATGCAATTTACTTGATAAATGTCGATTCAAAAGAGATTGTTTATTATATTCTTTATCGCATATATTACAAGTAAAAACTTTATTTATATTTATACAACCAATATTTTTCAAATGTTTTTTCGTATTCATGTGTCGAATTAGATCAATATTTTTACTAAAAAATATATCACAATCTTTACAATGAAATTGTTTTTTATGTTTAACAATGTTTTCGAAATTAAATATATGTTTTTTTGTTAGCAAATGCTGGTCATAGTTGTATTTTTTGTAAGTTATAAAATCACAGGTTGAACAAATATATTCTATTGCTGTTTTTTTTGCGGAATTTTGGAAATCACTAACTTGGGATTTTTGTTCCAAAATTCCGCAGGGAATGCATGATATAATATCAGGTATAATATCATTTTCACTGCATACATCCAGTTGGTTTATATCATTATAATACTTATGCTGCTTTTCTTGCGGATTTATGGATCCCATTTTACAATATGTCCATATTTTTATGTTCTAAACTATCCGCGAAAAAACAAGCACCATGAAAAATCGTAAAAAATATTATGGTAAGGGCCGATTATTTATAAAAATAATATTACGAAGTATGCAGCCAAACTGAAAAACTGCGATTTTCGAAAAAATGTGAAAAACGGCCTTGGAAAACTTTTTTCAGAAAATAAAAAATGGACATTTTTAAAATGTCCAATTTCAAAAAAAAACTATTAATAATAGACCCCCACTTTTTCTCTATGTATAATATGAAAATTATGCAGTTAAAATCAGTAATTGTATGTTCAACTACCGCTGTATTATGGTGTATTAAAATATAGTATATACTCAATAATTTCTCTTTGCAATGACAACCGTATTATCGTCTGAGTTCCGTTCATGTGGGATTACATATAGACGAAATGACATATTAGGAAATCGTGCAGTCCATTCTTGTATTTTTTGATTCCATCGTTCCAATGTATAATACATTACATCTTCAATGATAAAAATACCACCTACTTTCAATTTATGATAACTATTTTCAAAAAAGTGGACGTTAGATTCAAATATATGAAGTCCGTCTTCAACTATAATATTAAATCCTTCTTCTAATTCGGTGTTTGACCACAATGTTTTGATCGAATTTGCATCATTTTGGTCGCATTGATAGGTTCGAATGCGGTCTTCTTGGAATAAAATACCACTATCAATATCTGCACCAAAAACAGAGGAATTTGGAAAGTACTGCTTCCATCCACGCAAAGATGCGCCAGGTTTGCCATTTGGTCCCATATTTGATGGAAAATTCAGATTATTGGTTCCAAGGCCTAATTCAAAAACACGCAATGATTCATAACGAACTGGTTTGAATAACTCATAATAAAAACGGGTATAACAATGATTGCTATCGTTTATTGGATGACCTTTATCGCTTCCAAAAAAATTCATAATAAAACATAAATCATTGGGGGTTTCCGATACATTTGTAAGTATATCCATGTTCTCAAATTATAATAAAAATACGGATAATGTTTTTATATTATATTTTAGGTAAGGATTATTTTCATTTATCTTCTGTGATTTTTGTAGGATATATACTACCTACCAAATAAAATCCATGATATCCGATTGCAGCAAATCCAGCCATCAAAAGTAATTCAAAGAATTTACGCGGGGTATCTTGTCCATTGTATCCAATATATACCAATAAAGGTGAAATTAAGAATATATGTATATAGTTTATCCACGCACGTTGTGGTTTTATAATCGATTTGTAAATATGATATAAGAAAATAATAATACCGAGAACTAATAAAGTTGGATACATGAATTTAGGTAGATCGTTGCGCGTAATTCCAACATAGATAAACAATCCTCCTACTAATATGATATGGAATAATTGAACCAAACTTTCTTTAGACATTTGTGTTATATTATATATTATATATTATATAAAATGACAAATAAATTTACTTATAAAAATACACAAAGTTATGTTATTGGTGGAAAAAAAACGGTACGCAATGTTACAATTAAAAATGGTAAAGGTTATAAAAAGATTTCAGAATACTTTCGAGGAAGACATCGGAGAACTTCTAAAAAACCACTAAAAACCGAAGAAATTCAACTTATACAATTGGGTAAATTCATACCAGGTTTATTCAAAGATTGCGAAAAATGCAAAAAATGAAAATTATGTTTAACCTTAAGAAAAAACAATATAGACATATTTCTATATAATTAAGTAATATGTCTAATTCGGATACACAAATGGACGCAGAAATGGATACAGAAATGCGCGTAATGAAACGAGATGGTACATTGGAAACAGTTGCATTTGATAAAATACTAAATAGAATAAAAACTTTAGGAACAATTGGTTATCTATCCAATATATCTAAACAAGACACCACAAATGAAGCACAAACTGAATTAAAAATTAATTACACTGCATTAGTAATGAAAGTAATTGACCAATTATATGATAAAATTTCAACAACCAAAATCGACGAATTAAGTGCGCAACAATGTGCATCTATGGGATCTGTCCATCCAGATTATAATACATTGGCAGGAAGAATTATAGTATCAAACCATCAGAAAAATACCAGCGATTCATTTGTAGTTGTAATGACACAATTATATGATTATATGGATAAACATGGAAAACATTCGCCATTAATAAGCGAAGAATTATTTCAAATTGCGTGTACCCATGGAGAAGAATTAGAAAAAATGTGCAATTATTCCCGCGATTTTTTAATTGATTATTTCGGATTTAAAACATTAGAGCGCGCATATCTAATGAAAATAAATGGTAAATCGGTTGAAAGAATTCAGCATATGATGTTGCGTGTAGCTGTTGGAATTCATGGTGCAAATATGGAAAAAGTACGAGAAACATACAATTATATGTCTTGCAAATACTTTACGCATGCTACTCCCACACTATTTAATGCAGGAACACCCCATCCACAATTAAGTTCGTGTTATTTAATTGCGATGGAGGGTGATAGTGTAGATGGCATTTATAATACATTGAAAGACTGTGCGCTAATTTCAAAATGGGCCGGTGGAATCGGATTACATATCCATAATGTTCGGGCAGCAGGTAGTCATATTCGCGGAACAAATGGAACATCCAATGGTATTGTTCCTATGTTAAAAGTTTTTAATAACACAGCAAAATACATTGATCAATGCGTCCATCCTGAGACCATTATTTATACTACTCAAGGACCAAAACAAATACAACATTGTATTGTAGGAGAAACTGAAATTTACAATTTGAACGGCGAGGTAGAGACAATAGAAAATGTATTGGAACATTGTTATGAAGGCGAAATATTAGAGATTTGTAGTATGCATTCACTTCATCCTCTATGCATTACACCAGAACATCCAGTATTTGCTTTGTGTGGACAACAAAAGGGATTAAATTATAAAGTTATCAAAAACCGATTAGATAAGAAAATATGTGAAATTGAATGGGTCGATGCAAAGGACTTAACCCAAGACGACATGTTAGTGTATAGAATACCAACATATGAAAAAGATATTTCTAGCATAACATCAGAGGATTGTTATATGTATGGTATTATATTAGGCGATGGTTCAATGTGTAATAAAACCGATTCAGCAGGATATGTATCTATGCATACTGTTAATAAGAAACATATTGCAGATTTTATGGAAGAATATTTTATGAAAAATTGTGTAGAATTCAAAAAAATCGTAGATAACAATACAACAAGAATTCGTTGGAATAGAAATATTCATCTTCCATTCAGATATAATGATTTCTATGATGAAACAAAAGATAAGCGCGTACAAGCTAGATGGTTAAATTTACCAATCGAAAAATCAAAAAATATTCTGAAAGGTCTTATTGATACAGATGGTTGTATAAGTACTAATAAATCGACTGAAATAGTATTTGATAGTACATCAATCAATCTCATTGAATCAGTGCGATTTTTATGTATGAGAATGGGCGTTTTAACTAGCGGATACATTCGAGATCGTGTAGGCGAATTTCACGAAACCAAACGTGGTATTATTGAAAATAAACGAATTTCTTATTGTTTACGCATTCCAAAAACAAGAGAAATATGCGATTTGTTAAATATCGAATATAATGATAAGAACTTTTTTAAATTTATGCGATATAACGATTATTTGTTGTCTCGTATACAAGATATTCGCACCGAACAATACAAAGGTGTATTATATGATTTACAAATGAAAGATGAACATAATTATTTGCTACACAATGGTGTAGTCCACAATGGCGGCGGCCGTCGAAATGGTTCGTTTGCAATTTATTTAGAACCCTGGCATGCAGACATTGAAATATTTTTACAAATGCGAAAAAATCACGGCGATGAAGAATTAAAAGCACGCGATCTATTCTATGCTTTATGGATTCCCGATTTATTTATGGAACGTGTTAAAGCCAATGGAAAGTGGTCATTAATGTGTCCAGATGAATGTCCCGGTTTATCTGATGTATATGGCGAAGAATTCAATGCATTATATACAAAATATGAAGCAGAAAATCGTGGTCGCATATCAATAAATGCACGTGATTTATGGTTTCAAATATTGGACGCACAGATGGAGACTGGAACACCTTATTTATTATATAAAGATGCAGTGAATAAAAAATCAAATCAGAAAAACGTTGGCATCATAAAGTCGAGCAATTTATGTGTAGCGCCAGAAACGTTGATTTTAACAGATAAAGGACACGTTCAAATAAAAGATTTGGAAGGTAAATCAGTTAAGGTATGGAATGGTGTTGAATTTTCAGATACAACTGTAGTAAAAACCGGCGAAAATCAAGAATTGATTGAAATCGAAACAGACGATGGTATGATGTTAAATTGTACTAACTACCATAAATTCTACATTCAATCAAGTTATTCATCCAAATCAATAAAAATGATTGATGCATGTAATTTACAACCAGGAGATAAAATAATTAAATCAGAATATCCAGTAATTAGCGGAAATGAAAAAATGTTATATCCATACACACACGGATTTTTTTGTGGTGATGGCACATATAGAAATGTATGTAAAGATAAAGAGCCAACTCAATGTAAATTTAAGCCATTAGACGGCCATAAATATTGTAAACGCCATATTGATTATGAAACCGAGAATGCATGCAATGATGTTAATATAGATATTAGCATATGCAATGCATTATCCTATTCTAAGAAACCAATAGTATATTTATATGGAGAAAAAAAGAAACTACTTAAATTCATTGATTATAGAAATAATATATGCGAATTTGAAGATAGACTTACATTATCATTACCATTAGATATAAATGAAAAGTTTTATGTACCAATGGATTGTGATTTAAAAACAAAGTTGGAATGGTTTGCTGGATATTGTGATGCAGATGGAAGTATTTCAAACAATGGAACCAATCAACAATTACAAGTATCTTCGATTAACAAAGAATTTTTAACAGACGTTAAATTATTATTGCAAACTTGTGGTTTAAATCCAAAAATACGCAATATGAATAAATCAGATG